AATGTGTATCCACGACTGGGTATGTCACTGTATGTACTGCACCCCTGGCACACAAGGTTACAAACTGAACTCAACATGAGTTCTAAAAATGGTAGTTGAGGTTTCATTTCCAAAAATTTTCTATTATGGGATCTTGAATTTGATGTGGTTTGGGCTGGCCGTGAAATACCAATGCACATGCGTCTGGATCAATGTGTGTGCCAGACCCTGGAGTGTTTTGTTTTCTCAATTGAAAATTCATACCTCCGTCCCAGGCCTGCCAGCGCCAGCTTTGAAAACGTTTTACATCAAAATATCTTTTTTTGTTGTGATCAATGGTGGCATTAATAAAGTCTTGGTCACCTTGCCAGCGACGAATCACAGCGTCATGCCCTTGCCGATTGAACTCGTCCCACACCCAAGAAAACTTAGAAACATTCCACCACATCACACTGCTGTTCATGCTGTTCCATGAAGGACGCTGTAGGTATCTAAAATCTTTGAGAGTCCAAAAGTAATCAGTGTGCAGTTGGGTTATCCACGTCAGGTCTGCAACAATCACACAGTCTAAATCAAAGTACAAAAAATTGTCCAGGTGGTGCGCAGGATTAAACATCTGTATCTTGTACCACCAAGACTTTTTGGGTCCAGCAATTCCTGGCCAATCTTCCAGCACATGTTTTACCATGTGTGGCGGCACTGACCTATCATGCTCTGTAAAAACATGTAACCTTGCACCGCCAGGCATCCAACGATTCAGCATGTTATGCAATCGTTCAACGTAAATCCAATCGTAGCCCGAGCTGTGTATTACACAGGCGCAATCAGTCACTTGATCAGTGCGGGTTCTATTCTTTTTAGCCATGTTCCTGTGCGTATTTCAGTAAGTGTGTACTCAGTGTGGCAGATCTCTACCAGCCACTGATCTCGATTGATATCGTAAGACTTTTCTATGTTGACCAGGCTCATGCCTACAGGGGCTGCCAAACTGCTCCCATGCACAATGGGTCTACATCCTGCAATAGCTGCCTGCACACCAGGTCCTGAATTGTGGTTGACCACTGCATGATAGTTAAAACGCATGTCAAAGCTGTCATAGGTGCCAGCAACTGGACGAGGTTGTTCCACTGTGACATCAGGTGGCAACTGACTCAAGTTCAGTCGATTGCGTGGATGTGGGCGTATACTGATGGGCCGATCAGTGTGCTGTCTTACCAATTTAATTTGATCTAATACCCATTGTGTCATGTCCATACCAGCGACTTGTAAACTACGAGCATGTTGGGCAGCAATAACCACATTGGGACTGGAGTTAAAAGTTATGGCCTGGCTGACATTCAGTGTGCGTGGTCGGTCCCAATCTAAATTTTCTTCGTGTCCGTAGTATCCATCTCTTGTGATATTGTTTACTGCTATCTTCCAAGTTTGCCCACGATACAGCGCACCAATTTCCAAAACAATTACTGGTTTGTTTTGACTGCGATAGTGTTCGTATACTGCTTGATTTGGTGCCATACGTCCTGCCCAAAGCACTGACCAAATCACAGCCGCATCAGCAGTCATTGAATTTTCTTGTGTTTGTATACCACATGATTGCAAAAGATCCAAGACAGCTGACATAACAGGCCTACTGTTTTGGGCACATTGAGAAGGAAAATAGGCTATGTTATTGATCATAAGTATGTGAGATGAAATACACTGTAATTACCACGTTTAATGCGGACGGTTACGCAAAGTACGGCCAGCGCATGATACAAACATTTTTGCAAAACTGGCCAGTTGATCTGGTTGTGTATGCAGAAGGGTGCATGATAAATGAAACAGCACCCAACCTTGAAACACGTGATATTGATGTAGTCACTGAACTCACTGCATTCAAACAACAATGGCTGGGTGTGCCCAAAGCCAATGGAGATGTCAGTGCAGATCCTGTTAGATCAAAACGTAAGGATTCAGGAAAAGGATTTAAGTGGGACGCTGTGAGATTTGCTCACAAGGTCTACAGCATTTTCCATTGTGCAAAAAACACACAGACTGATTGGCTGATTTGGATGGATGCAGACACAGTGTGTCATAGTGCAATCACTCATGCTGATTTGGCAAGATTATGTCCAGATGCTGTGGACCTTTGTTTCTTAGGTCGGCGTGGAAAATTCAGCGAGTGCGGACTGTATGCTATGAATCTTAAAAGCCTCCGCACAAGAGATTTTTTAACGCAGTTTCAACAATACTACAACAATGCAGAGCAAGGTATTTTTACATTGGCAGAATGGCACGACTCGTTTGTGTTTGATGCAGTAAGAAGTCACTTGCCACTGATAGAACTTGATTGGTCAAGTCACTTGATCACAGGCGAAGGTCATCCACTCATTAACTCAGAGTGGGGCGCCTGGCTAGATCATCTCAAAGGCAAGCGCAAGACCACAGGACGCAGTCCTGCTAGTGACCTAAAAGTCCCAAGAACAGAGGCATATTGGCAATGAACTGGATCTACCTTAACAAAAATAACGAAGACCAATACATAGAAATGTTTGCACATGGCAGTCAACGTAGCACTACTCAGTTGGAAACGTGGAACTATGATGACAGCAATGATCCTATTGTGTTGCGCGGTATTATGAAACACAAGATATTCAAACGCTGCTGGGAAGATAACAGACCGTTTAGATATATGGATACAGGATACTTTGGTAACAGAGCAAATTTTCGAAATCCACATGGTGTAAAAATGTGGCATCGAATAGTGGACAACAATTTGCAACACGGAAAAATTATTTCACGCCCTGATGATAGATGGAAACAGTTTAACATCAACATCAATCCTCGTCACACAGGTCGCAACATTGTGATTGTGATGCCTGAAGATAAACCTTGTATTGTGTATGGTACCACAGCTCAACAATGGTTAGATGAAACTTTGGCAACAGTTAAACAACACACAGATAGACCTATTGTGGTACGTGAACGAAATAAAAATCGACAGGTCAGAGAAGCTGTACCATTTACCAGTTTGTTAAAAGATGCACATGCTGTAATTGTATATAATAGTATTGCAGCCACAGAATCAGTGTTGGGAGGAGTACCGGCGTTTGTTTGTGCTCCAAGCAATGCAGCAGATCCGGTTGCCAACAGAGATCTTGCTAAAATTGAAGATCCTTGGTTTCCAGATTTGGATCTAGTGCGTGCATGGGCGTGTCATCTGGCTTATGGTCAATTCCACAATCGAGAACTTAGAGATGGCACAGCCGCAAGGATATTAGACAAAAACAAGGAGTTAAGTTATGCATGAACATTATGGTTGGTACTTTCCCAACTTTGAAACACACTTTCCCAAGATGCTAAAGAAAAGCGTTGACAAAGGACTACCACCAGAATACCAAATTGCTGTACGCCGCCGCAGTATTGGGCTGTGCGCCAAACGCAGAACTGCACTAGACATTGGTGCCAATGTGGGATTATGGAGTCGAGACCTAGTAGATAATTTTGCCAAGGTCGTTGCGTTTGAGCCTGTGGCTATCTTTAGAGAATGCTTGGAAAAGAACGTGACAGGTGCTAACTTTTTTATCAGTCCACTGGCCCTGGGCGATCACGATACTCAAGCCACCATGATCATTACAGAAGGCAACAGTGGTCACAGTCACTTGGATCCAGCCACATTAGGTACTGGCGATGTGCAAGTGGTAAAACTTGATAACCTAAACATGGAAGATGTAGACTATATAAAGATAGACTGCGAAGGCTATGAATATCGTGTGTTGCAAGGTGCAGAACAAACTGTAAAACGTTGTAGGCCTATCATGGTGATAGAACAAAAGCCACATGATGCCTACAGCAAAGACTATGGACAATTTGCTGCCATAGAGTTGCTAGAATCATGGGGCATGATCAAGCTAGATCAAATTAGAGATGATTGGATTATGGGATGGAACTAAACACAATTGAAAACCCTGATAAGGGTGCCGAGGATTCTGCAGCCTGGGCTGTTAAATGGACCAAGGATAGATATATTGCCAAACACCGAGCAAGTTTTGAGATAGTGGATGCTTATCTCAATCAACCCGTTGGGCGATTGCTGGACATTGGATGTGGCTTTGCTTGGCAAAGCCGCTGGTTTAATGAAAAATACGGTACAGAGCTTTGGTTGTTGGATGGAGATGCCAGCACCAATGCTACCAAATCTGAAACTGCCAGTTACGGCAACTGGAATACAGATCCCAACCAATTAAAATTTTATCACACATTTGATTTTTTAAATTCAAAACTACAAGAACTTGGCACAAAGAACTATCAACTGATTGATGCAAACAACATCAACATCCCCAGTGATGTTAAGTTTGATGTTATTACGTCATGGCTCAGTTGTGGACATCACTATCCTGTAAAAACTTACATAGAGTTGATGAAGAAACATTCACATGAAAACACTAGAATTATTTTAGACATTAGATGCAAGGGCACAGCCACAAACTACATTGGGGTGGATGGATTTGAAGTTGTAAATGTTGTAAGTAACGCAGGTGGCAAAAAACGAGCCACTGTGGAAATAAAGTTGTTATGAGTCCGTATTACTTAGAGTCAGTTCAGCAAGGCGCAGAGTTCCAAAAAAACAACAAAAGCTGGGCTGGCTACGATGTAGTCAAGTATCAAATGAAAATCAAAGATTTGGTTGTTCGATACCGTGCCAAAACTATCTTGGATTATGGTTGCGGCAAAGGATTACAGTACAAAGAGCCGTTGCCTTACGCAGGCGAAGATAATTGGCAAACATTTAATGAGTACCTGGGTGTTACTGTTTACAAATATGACCCGTGTGTTCCTGAGCACTCTACGTTGCCGCCAGTTGGTACAAAGTTTGATGGTGTTATCTGCACACAAGTGCTAAACAGCATACCAGATGATGACATGCCGTGGGTACGTGATTTGTTAGAAAACTATGCAACAAAGTTTTGTTTTGTTGGGCTAAACTTTCAACGAGAAGCCAAAGGCAAAAAGACCATGTATAATCCTGAATACTTCAAACTACCTAGAACTAGAGAGTTCTTCCGCAGTTACTTTACAGACTGGAAGGGTAGTGATTTGTTTTGGTGGTGGAAAGACCGCTTACGCTATCCTGAATGGATGGATGATCAATTGAATGGCACATGGAAAGATGTGCCAGACACCTTTGAAAGCAAATACAAATACGTAGAGGTAAACCACAGATGACCATAATTAATCTTGACTATCAAGCACAATTGTCTGAAATGCACAGCAAAGGACAATTTGTTCGTGGTGGCAAATTATTAAAATCCCTAAATCCATTTTTAAAACAATACCAGCCTACAAGTGTGCTAGACTACGGATGCGGGCATGGGGGGTTGATGGCCGCATTAAAAGAAGCATACCCAACCATGCAGGTAGAAGGGTACGATCCAGGCAATCCCGAACATAATCGTATGCCGAAACGATCTTTTGATGCAGTGATCAGCGGTGACGTATTTGAACACATTGAGCCAGAACATTTAGATGCTACACTACAATTGATCAGCAGCAAAATATTGCGTTGTGGATGGTTTAGAATTGCCTGCTACCCAGCAAAAAAACATTTGCCCGACGGTCGTAATGCACACCTTATCATTGAGTCTCCTGATTGGTGGCGCACTAAGATATTGTCTAACATGCAGGTAAGCATTGTTCACGAACATGTTATTGTTGTTGACAAAAGTCATAAATGGCCCGGCATTGTTGGCCAAAACTATGACGTTGTTGTTACAAAACTCTAACGCAGATACGGTAAAAACTTTTGATAGATTAGTCCTGCACGGCCATCTGCATCCGACCAGTGTGCTGCCGCAAGATCATTGAGCCATTGTGATCTATCAAAGGCCTGCGGAGACTCTAGGTTGGCAATGTTCTTATTGGCTACTGACCAACTCACACAGCTCTGATCGTCAACAAACACTGGAATGTTAGCACACACAGCAGCCACACTGGCTGAACTGTTAAAAAACACAGCAGCATGAGCATTTTGTAAATCTTGCAACAACGAACTTTTTGTTGGATCTACCACTGTTACTCTAGGTATATTTCGAAACTTTCTAAAGTCTTGCAAACGATAAGCGCCTGGATGTGGTCTTACCACTATTGGCCGTTTGGTATATTCTTTGATCAGCGTAATTTTGTTTTCTAGCCATCGAATGGGATCCAATGTTTTCATTGCAAATCCGCCGTCTCTCTGCATGCAGATCAATACATGGCCATTGGGTTTGACAACTGGCGCTTCAATCAGTGGCACATTGATAGTGTTACGAATTTCATTCCACTTGGTAGCATCACTATTACCATTGGCATACTCTGCACGATCATAAAATGGGCCGCCGATGCTGTATCTCAAATAAGTTCCTTGATCATCCAGATATTTCCAACAACTGGCATCAATGCACATTGTTTTCAACCCTTGACGTTGCTGTTCAGCAATGATTTGTTTACGTAAGGCTATATTTGGACCGCCAGTATTGGTGGTTGCCCATCCCAACATCACAGCCAATCTACTGGGTGTGTATTTGTGATCCCACTCTACTACCACATTGCCGCCTGAGTTTTTAACTCCGGCAGCAAAACTTTCCAAGCATTCAATTTTCCTTGAATGTTTGCGAGGATTGGCAACAGAACTAATGTATACTACTGCATCAATGGTCATTTAGAATCCGCCAGGCAGTGCCGTCACGCATTTCTACTTCAGTAAACTGGCAATAGGCAATATGTCTTGCCCAGGCTGCAACTTCGTCCAGTGTGGGTATTTTTGGATTTTCAATTTCTGATAATGATTGACTGCATAATGCAGCGGCTGCATTAGGTCCTAGTGTGATGGCTGGTTTGCCCAGCAACAACGCCTCGCCTGCTGCAATGCTGGAAAATGTGACCAAACAATGCACATCTTGTGCTAGAGCCATTTCCATGGTATCGTCATTTACCCTAGTTGATCGTCCTTGCTTGAGACGAACCACGATTGGACGATCAGTATGTTTTTTTATTTCATCTTGTGTTTGTTGCAACCATTCTTCAAGATTGATATCATATAGGTTTAAAAGTTTTTGACTGGGCGGTGCCAACAAGACGTTGGTTCCTGGTCTAAATTTTGTTAGGCCGACTCCGGTGCGTGCCAATCTGTCACCAGGTCTATCTATAATAGGACCAAAATTTTGCACATCGTTTTTGGTAATCCTGTGATACAGTTTGCGTTTGCCGTTGCCAAAGTATCCTGTATCCATGTAATAAAAATCTCTACCTGCGGTGCGGCACCCTTCCATTTGTTTGCGCTTGGTAATACCACGCAACACTGCCGGAGTCTTGTTGTTTTGTTCTTTTTCCCAGGTTGAAATTTGTCCACCTGTGCCTTGGACAAAACTTTGCAATAGTGGATCGTACATGTGACCTTTTCTTTCGTATCTGTATTCACTATCCAGTGCCACAATCTGATTGACTGGTACAGCCGCCAATTGTTGTTGCAACTTTTCTAGAGTAATACCATAATACACACCCTCGGGGTCCACACGATATTTCAATATGTTTTTAAATATTTCTTGAATCTCAGGGACTGTTTGATCTAACACATGTGGATCAGACAGCGGTGGCAGAATATATGTTGATTCGTCTTCTTGTTCCCAATCTGTCATTCTGGCAACCTTTGTTGACAATAATCAGTGAGCATGCGTTCTCGATGCCACTCGTTGCCTTGTGGCGTATCAGCAAACTCGTGAAAGCATGGAGTGCCCAAGGTATAATGCAAGAGCTTGGCGTCGGGGTTTGGCCCGTATTCATCGGGCAACCAATTCCATTCTGGTGGTAGTTCACCAATGCGTTCATCAAGTAACCATGAAAAGCGATGTAGTTCAGCGCCCGTAGCTTTTTGCACAAATTCAGATGTGAGTTTTCTATTGGGATGACTGTTACAATTCCACAGTATCACACTTGACCAGTTCTTGCGTGGATAATCTTCGTTCTTGGCGCCAAGATACTTTTCGGTCATACGTGTTTTGTAATCGTGCTTGACTACCATAACATCCTTGTAAGAATCTCGCAGTTCCCAAAGTTCCGCAATATCTCCGCGTACAATCATGTCGCCGTCAATGAATATTGCCCAGCCTTCGTATTGCATGAGATGTGGCACAAGGAATCGTGTGTAGATAAAGTGATTGCTGCCGTCTGTGTGTGTTTCACTATAGTCTCGAAACAAGTTCAGTGCCACTGGCACAATGGCCACTGGTTGGCTGCTGTTGCGAATGATTGAATTTACACAGGTATGATATGCAATGGCCTCGCGTGGATCATATCCTACAAAAATTGGAATTGGTTTCATTTGCGTTCAATGTCCTCTTCCACACAATCTTCACCAAACTGTATTTCAATTAGTTTGAGTGGGCGATCTGTTTCGTTACACAGTTGGTGCCATTCATTGCGATTGATCCAAGTAGATTCATGCACAGTCAGGTGATCTTTGACATCTCGGTCTGTGCTGGAATCTAATGTGTACACAGTGGCTTCACCTTCGGCCACAAACCAAAACTCTGATCGTTTGTCATGTCGTTGCATGCTTAGACAGGTCTTAGGGGCAACAGTAAGTTCTTTAAGTTTGGTGTTGGTGCCAACTTCGTGTAGCACACGATAGTACCCCCAGGCACGTGATGTCTTGGGCTTTTTCCACTCTTCGAGAATCCATGAACTGCTATTCTTTTTGTCTTCGCCACCTATGCCAAACACAAATTCTAAATTGGCATCTACCACATCCATTTCGGGAATGTTTTTGTTAGTACGATCACCACCATTGGCAAATACCAACGTTGCGTCAGGGTAGTGTGCTCGAACTTGTTTAATAAATTCTTTAGCCGAGTCATCAGCATCGTCAAATGTGTACACTTCGTCTACCATGGCAAGATTGTTTATAACACACAATCGTTCTGTCCATGGCATGAATGGCCGACCTTTTTTGCGTGTGAGCCATTCGTCTGAATTAAGCCCCACAATCAGCATGTCGCCCAAGGTGCGGGCTGCTTTAAAATAAGCAATGTGTCCAGAGTGTAGCGGATCAAAGCCGCCGGTTACAAGTACAATTTTCATGCAGGTATTTACACCTGGATGTCTTCCATGCCAGCAGTTCTTAGCCGTACAACATGCCCCATTTGCCACTGTTTGGTATCCAGGCCCTTCATGATACCCAGCCAACGATTACGTAGGTATGCTACTTCGTTGATTATGGTTTCATAATCAATCACTTCATCTTCGCCATCTACATACTTTTCAGCATCACGTGACGTAAGCGCACGAGCATAGCCTTCCAGATACTTTTGGAAGTGCTTTCTGCGGATCTTACGCAGTTGGATATTGAGAAAGTTCAACACAGCTTCAATTTCTTGAAGCTGGTTGTATCTAAACTCAGTAATGCCAGGAAGTGCTGTGATGTTTTTTTCAACAATTCCAGCAATGCGGCAGTCTTTTTTAGCGTCAGTTATTTCACGCTCGTAGTGTGCTATAAAATCTGGAATAGCATCAAGATTAGCAACTACTCGACTATACCACATTAATTTTCCCAGTCGTCTTCGTTGGGGTCCTCTTCTTCAGGATCTTCGTCTTCTTCGTCTTCTGAGTAGTCTTTGTCGTTATCAAGATATGCTGTAAGTGCTCGTTTGATATCTGTATCGCCTTTGAAAGCGTTACGGATGTCTTCCACATCACTATCATTATCCATTAGAATCTGAACCACAGTTTCTGCTGCTTCATTGCGGTCAACTGTGTTTACATATCGCTTGAGCTCACTCCAAATTTCTGCTGCCACATGTTCACTCATTCTGCTTCCTCCTCGCCGGTACTTACCTCTTCCTTAATGTTTCCGAAGTCTTTCATCACAGTATCAAGACAATTGTCATCGTTGCGTTCCCATCCTTTGCGGAACTTCTTGATGATTTCACCTTGGCTTGTGGTGAACACCAGGCTGTTGCCTTCTTTCTTGAGCAGGCCTTTTTTCTCAATCAAGTCAGTAAGACCTGAGTATGGGCTCATACCTGTTGTGTAAGGAATCTTAACTTGCACACCTTCAAAAGGTTTGGCATAGCGTGTTTTCATTACTTTGCAACCAGCACGGATGCCCATGACATCAGTATTC